TTATTCAATTATCGGTGTAAGTTTACCTTTTATTTTTTGTGCTTTTGATGATTGGGCGGAAAAGGTTGATGCTTGACTTGGAGGTGGGGATCCGCCGTGTGTATGTGTTGCCAGTGTGTTTGCTACTTCGCCTAGTAACTGGATCGTATCTTCTAGCAGCCTGAAAATATTTTGCCCTTCTGACCCCACATAACTTAGTGGCGCAACCATTTTATTTTTTTCGTCTGAAACACGTTGAGCCAGTCCAACAATCTTTTCTTGTAATGTTCCGCCTGTGCCGATTGTGCGGTTACTTGCTGTTGTGTCATTAATACTGCCTAAAACGCTGATGGTTTTATTTCCGCCTATGGTTTCTGCTCCATCTGCATCAATGCTGATGTTTGATGTACCAATTTGTTTTACTTCGCTGTCTGTTTCAATATGTCGCTCAAAAGATTTATCGGTAATCTTCTGATCGGTTTCGCGAATTTTATTGCCGGCGGCATCGGTGCGTTCATAGACTTCGGGCCGTTGCTGTTTAAGTTGCTCGCCCGGTGCAACGCTCGGCACGGTTTTGCCTTGGGCTAATAACGTGCGAACAAAAGGCTGATCGCTGCGACCGTAAGCAAAACCTACTTCAACCATCGTGCCGACTTCTGGAAAAGCAAAATCGCCACCTTGCGAACCTGTGCTTGTTACCGGCAAAGGCACGGCGGGATAAATCGGCACGGTTTTATCTTCGTTGCCGTTTTCGTCTAATAGTTGCAACTCTACGGCATATTTCGGGCGGAACGGATCGGAAATGTCACCACCGCTAGAGGGATCAGCAATGCCGACAACTTTTGCATATTTCGGTAAATGATACCCACCCGCCAATTCGGGGAAGGTTTTTTCCATTTGTCGGCGTTCCGGGCTTTTCTGTTCCGGTTTACCGTCTTTGTCTAAGTTTTCCCACGAAAGCACATAGTCATCGCCGCGCAATTCAACTTTCTGAATTTTATTACCATTAATTAATGCGCCGGGGCGAATAACGGCCGTAATCGGAATCGTCATATCATTACTGCCGCTTGTGATTGTCACCCTCTCATCAAATTCGATATTTTTACCCGCCCAACGTGAATCTTTATGTGAACCGATAAAAAGCGAACCATCGGGCGATTGTTGCCACATATAATCAGCGATTTGATATTGTCGCCCGATATTGCTCAATAATTGATAACCACTGCCATTGTGGGTGAAAAGTGAAATTGGCGTGTCAGCATAATCCGCTTGAGGTACTTTCACGGGAATTTTGGTCTGTTGCGCTATCCACGTGCATAAGTCGCGCAATGTGATGTGGCGGTGAGAACAATTCAACGGCTTTTCAAAGATTGCCACTTTTTCCCGAATGAACAATTTTTTATAGCCGTTGTCCGCCTGTTGTTCACGTTCAACAATGCCATTAAACCATTTGTAATAGTGATCGTATTCGCCCATTTCAAATATCACACTTTTACCCACACAACCTTTTTCAGTGAGAACCGTCACAAAACCACGCCCGGTGTTGTTGAGTTCAAGGATAATATGTTCATCGGCAAGTTCTAATTCTTCTCCGTCAATAAGGCAGGTTTTAATTATTTTCATTGTGTTTTGTCCAGTTTCCATCCTTCATAGCTTTAATTGCCCCTGAAGCATTACCATTATTAACACTTCCCCAAAAGCTATCGTCTTTTTCTGTTCCTGCTATACGTTCTTCGGATTTACCCGAATTTTCTACCGCACTTTTATTTGCAGGTTGTGCTGTTGGAGCTTTTTCGCCCTGTACTTTGGCTTTTGGTTTTTTCTTGCGTTGGTCTTTTTTCTCTGCAACGGAATTGACCTCACGTAAAGTAAAGGAAATCGCCCAACCTAATTGACCGTTTTGTTCCGTAGCTGATACTTCGCCACTGAATTGAACTTCACGCATATTCACCGCCTCGGCGACAGTGCAAGACACACGATATTTACTTTGCTCACCCTTTCCGTCTTCCGATTCGGCAAGATTGAACAATTGCGTGAGCCATTCTTTACGGTTGTAAGGAATAAACCCGGTTACGCTTAATTCTTTCGCTTTTACACCCTTGTCCGACTTTTTTGTACTTGATTTTTGACCACTCATATCTTTTTCTTCACGTTTAACGGAAACGGTCATTAAGATATTATGTAAATAAATCGGTGCGCCATTTAATGCCAATTGCACGCTAGGATTGCGTTTTGGTACATAGCCTTGATTGGCTTGTGTGGGTTGGCGTTGCGCAACAAAGGGTAAACTAGACATCTTGTAACATTCCTCTTATCGGGGTTAAATCATTGCCGACAAACATCACGCAAGCGGTAAAAATATTGCTTGCAACCGGCACATTTAATTTGATTTTTGTTTCTGCGACTTCTAATAAATCGGAAACTGAAAAGGCATAAATATTTGCCACGGTATTAAGCATTTTTTCGACTTTCTCATTATTTTGCTTGTCCCGTTCCGCTTTTGCCGCTTTTAATGCTTCAATGGCTGCCATAGGGTCTTTTGTTTGCGCTGCGACAGCGGCAGCCGTGGCATTACGCAGAATACCTTGCATTGTACGGGCGGAGCCCGGTGTAATATCCGCACCGTTAGAAAAAGCGGGATTTGCCATTGTGGGCGTTTTAATCATTTTTGTGGTTTGTAAATCCTTGCTTGATTTTGCGTAATCCAAGGCTTGTTTAAAGATTGGTTCGGGCAATAATTCACGCACCTTTTCTAAATCTGCAATAAATTGATCAATGTTGCTGTTTGTCACCATGATCGCCACAATGTCTTGTACGCCTTTAGGACGGTTAGGATCAGCATAATCGACCAATTTCGCCGCCAATGCTTTCACCGCATTTTCAGGGGATAAATAATGGTTTGATTTTTCTTTAATGCCATGCGACCAATTATGCACACCTAATTTAGTGCCGGTCACAGATAGCGAAAAAGGGGAAATAATCCCCTTTTGTGCATTTTGTAATATTGTTTTAGCCTGTGGGGATAATTTTAATTTTTGTTGTTGCCACATTGCCTACACCTTAAATTTTTTGAAATTCTGTCGGATATTGTCGCCGTTTTATTTCGCTTTCATACGCTGTTTTGCAGTGATTCGGATCACGGAATAACCCATTGACAAATTTATACCAAAAACACCAACGCTTTTTCGGCTTATCTGCCAATATTGCACCACGATAACAACGGCTTGAAAATGTTTCATCTGCCGCACCGCCCGTCAAAGCGTTACAGAGCTGATCAACGGCGATTAAGACGTGATAACCCCAATTTTTAATTTTTGCTTTCTTCATAAGTTTTACTCCAACCGATTGACCAATCATATTCAAGCGGATTTTCCGCTTGTTCCAATAAAATTTGATGCATATAAGCATTTTCAAACATTTTTTCTTTGAGCGTTTTTACGGCATCCCAAACAGACTTAAATTCATCAAAGTTAAGTGTGTATGCGGTATTGTCCGAACAAATGAGCGTATAAGTATTGTCTTTGCCGTTTAAATCAAAATCCGCTTTGATTTCAACCAATGTCGCGCGCCCTTTCTCGTCACTATCAACCCATTTTCCTATCCGCTCAACATACGCCCCGCCATTTACGCATTCATCACGTTTTGTCACGATTTGCGCAAATACGCGTTCGCGTTGTTCGGTTAAAAGTGCGGTCATTTTTTCTTTTGAAATAACCCACGATTTGCCGTTCCACTCGTGATCTTCTGAAGGGCATTTTTCGACTAATCTAAATTTACCTTTAAAAACAACCGCACTTTTGCTTTCTAATTCACTTTCATCCTCAACTTCTGCCAAGAAATAATCTTCTAGATTTTCCGGTTCCGGAAATATAATGAATTGTGAAACATCACTTTTTAAAAAATAAACTTTCATAGTGATTACGCTCCCAACAAAATAACTTTATTCACTTCCGCCCATCGGCTTGCGCCAATGGTGATATTACTCCCGTTTCGTGTAACTAGAGCGGTGTTTGAATAGTCTTTATCTGCATTTTCGCCCCCGTACTCTGTAAAGCCGATGACCGTATTATTACAGTGTTCAATCGATATACAGTGCCACATTTGTCGCCCTCTCGTGCGTAGTAGTATCAATAAAATACCCGATGTAACGCCAACATTGACAGTAATTGATTGAGTGGAAGAACCGCTCCAAATTAAACGTTCTTTGCGTATATCTTCTAACAATGCCAATGTGCCACTTTTTCGGGGTAAACCAACGACATTAATATTACTTCCGTTTGCCTCTCTATAAACAAAGGTCAGCATATTCGCTGCGGAGTGCGGATTCCCCTCAATTCTGACATAGCGACCGGATAAATTTTTCAGACTTACCCCGGCATAGTCCGAATTTTCAATCGCCATCCCCGTGGAAATAAGGGTTTTATTTGAACGGACAGCATCGCGAAGTAATTC